CAATGCTTCAAGAAGTTTATCAAATATAACACCTTCTTTGATATAACTACTATTAGATAGTATGTCTTCATCATATGCTGTCATATGACGCATTTCAACTTTACCAGATCTTAAAGCAGATGTTTCTGCATATACATTACCATTAGATGGTAAAGTTATTATATTTGCTGGAAATTTACTTGTTTGTTTTTGATTTTCGTATTGTTGTTTTGCTAATTCAACAATTTGTTTATTGTCTAAACGATCTGTAACTCTACTCATATGTTGTCCCTTCTTATAACTTTATTATAAATATGTATAAACACAAAAAATGGGTAGAAATCAATCTACCCACTTAAATAATATATAATTGTTATTTTTAGAAATTTAAGAATGCCCAATCGTAACGAAGACTTAAAGAAATTTCAACAACAGATTCTGCGGTCCAATCTAAAGATCCAAAATTAGTACTAGTAATAAATGCACCTTTTAAAATCCATTCCTCAACTTTTTCTCCAAGTGGCGAAAGTGATGTCAATGTTATTTCTTTTTTATACATTGAAGAATATCCATCTCTACCGGTAGCAGATTCATGATGTAAACGTACCCAATCCATAACAGCTTGACCTGCACTAGGAACAATTGGATCATATAAAGTTATCTCTAAAGAATTCCATTTTGATTTACCTTTAACATATCTTTGCACATTGATGTGATCTAAAGTTATTTCACCATTTTCTAAACTAGGTTTATTAGACGATTTAATTAGATATGCAGGAATACCTTCAATTTCCATGATAAATTGATGTTGTTTCTTTGGTTCCCACGAATAAGCGTTTTGCCAAAAATTATTATCAATACCATAATCAGCAAAATCGGTTCCGGGATTTGCGGTGTTTAATCTGTCTTCTAATGCCATATTTTTATTCCTCGTATTTTAATATAAATATATCGAACAGTAAAAAAGGCAGAACCGAAATCCTGCCTTTTCTATATTTTTTTAATCCTATTCAGGAAATGCTGCACCCGTAGGTTGAATATTAAAGTCTAAGACAATAAACTCAGCCGTTCTAGTTGGTTGCAAAAATATCTGTCCGTACATGATATTTCTATCAATTACATCTGGAGTATTATTTGATTCATCCATTACTACACGGAATGCTGATAATCCTTGTTGTGCTCTTACTTGTTCTAAATAAGGATTTGCAATGCTTAAGAATCTTGTTCTTGTAGCCGATGTGTTTTGTTCGAATACTAAAAATTTTGTAGATGAAGCAATAAACTTCTTCACTGCAATAAGTAAACGACGAACATTAACACGATCTAATGCACTCGGACGAGCTTGGAGTGTCTTTTGTCCCCAAACACAAATTCCTTCATTAGGGAAGTTTGCTATAGGGTTAACACGGTTTTCATACAACTCATCTCTGTTTGCTTGAGTTAAGTTTTGATATGTTCCAATTGCAGTTGTTAATCCACCTCTAGTTAATCCTGCTGGGGCATACCATGGAGCAGTAACTGCATCATTAAATGCTAATACTCCTGGTAACACTACTGATGGTGGCACAAATATTGGTTTATTTTTTGAAACATCAATTATTCTTACCCATGGGTAATATGTTGCTGCATAATTGCTATCAATATTAGTTACTTGTTGAACTACGGTAGCAATATTATCTGTTAATGCATTGCTATCCATAATATAAAATGCATCTTGTCGATCTTCTACTAAATTACGAGCTGCACTAGTTACTAATGGATGTATGCTATCAATAACACCTGGTGTAATCAACATGTTCATATCATAATAATCAGTGTTACCTAACAATTTAAATGCTTTATTATAAGACTTAGTTCCACCTGTACTAGTTGTGCTACAATCAAATCCAAATGTATTAGTAGATTTTATATTTGTCCCTGATAATTTAGGTAAATTAGGACGAGCTCCGTCAAATCCACCTTGCATTGGTACTATAAATCTTCTAGTAGTAAGAGCAATGTTAGCTGTAAATGTGTTAGCATTTAACACCGTAGTCAATGATCCACTATATGCAGTTGTGGCAGTTGGGAAATCAGCTTCAGCATTTTGATTCATATCACCTAGATAAAAGTCTGCATTGCTACCAGTATTAGAACCAGAAGTCATTAATGGTGCTAAATAATTCAAGTTATTTAAATTATCAAAATTAAATCCAAAATAATTTTTACTGTTAAATGTAGTTTGAACTTGTGTTGTTCTATTAGATACTGCAGTAAGATTAACAGATCCACTATACATTGGTATTGGCGATGATAATGCTGCATTACCAAATGGTATTAATATTTCGCTATTTGTTTTACCAGATACACCTGCTGCAACTTCTACTCTAATAAATTTAGATAAATTAGGATAATCACCATTTATACGTAATTCTCCTGCGGAAGTTATTGTTTGAAATCTATCACCTATTACTCTAGAAATATATCTAGGTGAATCTGGATCTAAATTTAAATTGATAAATTGCTCTACTATATCAGGTGTAGCATCAGTATCGTCTGAATCGTATGGTGTATTAAAAAGATTATTAGTATTAACTCGTCTTACTTCTATAGAAAATGTTCCATAACCATTTGGATCTGAAACTTCACTAGCTAATCGAATATCTCTAATTCCAATTTTAACTTCGGAGCTAACTGATGTACCATGTGATAATGTATGAAATTTAAATAGATTTTTTACAGTAGTACCAATTTTTTGTGAAGTAATAAATGGTGTAGCTGCTGTTTGAAAATCTTGCAAAAATGCATAACTAGATGTTTGATGTAAAGACATGGTAACTTGACCAAGATTGCTAAATGCTGAAGTTGCATTTTTATCTTCATATTTAACATATACTGGATAATCCAATGACTTTGGAGATCGTCCAAATGTTTTAGTTATATATGTGTTATCAGTTGATAACAATGATGCAGACACACCTACTCCTGTACCTGCTAAGAATGCACTAAATCCTGGTACGGTACTGTCAGTAGCAAATGTTCCTGACACTATTAAATTAAATGATCCTGTTGCACCAACATTATTTTCTAATACAGAATTTTCAAAATAATTTGCATTGACTACACTTCCTACTCCTAATACTGCATCAGTTGGATGAAGAAGATGAGTTACTCGTTTTACTGATCCAGATTCGGCAACAACAGCTAAAGCTCCATTTGGAATGGCATAACCATCTTCGTATAATAGTCTTGTTACTGTTATTACATTTCCATTTCTTAAATAGTCATTGACTACAAATGGAATGTATGACTCATCTGTATATGATCCAAATATTTGTTCAAAATCTCCAAACGATGTGATTTGGGTTGGTATTAGTGCAGGACCTTTTACTGTTGGTCCAACAATTGCAGCACCAATTTGTGCTACTCCACCAGCTAAAAACGATTGATCTACCTCATTCGTAAATACGCCTGGTGAAACTATTCTTTCTGCCATTTTAATTCTCCTATAATTATTTTCTTATAAATATATATAAGAAGTGTCAAACCTATGACTCTGTAAAGGTGCCTGCTTCTATATCTATTGATCCATCACCGTAACGTTCTTTTAATTTTGCCATTAAATCAGTTTCACGCATACGAATAGTTTCAAATTTAGCTAATTCTTCATCATGTAATCTTGCAATTTCGTCTAATCTTGTTTCCAATGTAAATCGTTCAATTGAAATATTTCCTATAAAATTTGCATTGTCTGCATATTGTTGACGCAATGATTGTATTTGTTCTAAATGCTCTTTGTCCAGTTTTCTTGTTGCCATATTTATAACCTTTCTTATATTATAATAAATTAGTTATTATTATCCAAATTCTTATTAAGAATTTTTTAGTATGTTTACTTCGGCAATCAATTCGTCTATCTTTGTTTGTAAAAAGACAACTGTTTCTTGTAAGGGATAGTTTAGTTCGTCGGCAGTTAGTATTTGTTCCGGATTCTTTAAAGATTCAGATGTTGCAAATTCTTGTGATGTTGTTTTTATGTCAGCCATAGTTATTTATTTTTATAATGGTTTTTTACAATAATGGACTATGTAATATATATTCCAAAGTAAGTTTTGTGAAGATCCGTCAGCCATTTTTACTCTAGGCCATAACATTGCACCAGGAGCTAAGTCTACATTTATTGATTGAGAAATTAAATAATTATTAAATTTAACTAAGGTTTCACCTACTTGAGTTGTTATTGCTGTTCCACCATGTCTTTGTGTAATACCTGTTGTTCCTGATTGATTTAATCTTTCATCTACATCTGCTGCTGTTGAGTACCATAATGAGGCTGAAAGATGATCTGATGCATCAATAGTTGCATTTGTAGCTCCACCAACGTATACGTCTATAGATTTTATACTAGCAGAGTAATTAGCTCCATGTGGTATTCTCCAACCAGTATTTATATTTGTTCTAGTTTCTACAATATTAGATGTTCCATCATATACAGTTCCAAAATCTTTAGCCCAAGTTGTAGCTCCAATTAGACCCGTTGTTGGTGGTCCTTGCCAATTGGTATCATCATCTGTATCAGCTTGTACTGAAACTTCCCATTGATGGTAAGTACCGTCATATACTTGGCCACTTGAACTTATGTTACCTGATGCAGTTATATGGCCAGTTATATTAACACCTCCTGCTTTAATATTTGCAACTTCTGCATTATCTGCGTCAAAATGTATTTCGTTAGCAGTTTCAAAATCTATTTTAGTTTGAGCGTCTTCTCCTAAAACTAAGTCTTCAGCCAATACAGATGTTACCGTTGTTAATGAAGCATCTAAGTCATATTCTAAAGTACCATCACCAACTGTAACAGTTAATCCATCTCCACCCGTAGGAACTGCTACTGCAGGACCA